TTTCAGACATTAGAGAACAATATTTAAGAGATGTATTAGAAATTAATTCAGGTGTAGTTAATAAGATGTTCAATAAGAAAGGTGAAATGGTTGAGATAGTTGCACGTGATGGGGCCACATTTACAAAGAATCCAGATATTTATGGGATGTATACAAATAGAGAAGATATTGTAGCAGAACCAAATATTGTTATGAACAAAAGAGAACAAAGTATGACTGATCTAGAACCAGGATGGATCAGTCAAACAGATGTTAAAGAGAAAGCTGCATATTTTCAATATGGATGGTCAACTGCAGCAAGGCCAGTACCATTTGGAAAAAAAGAATTAGTTTGGATGGAGAGACGTAAAAGAACAGACAATTTATACGCTCGTGGAATGATTGAAGTACTAGCAAATACAATTCAAACTTTTGTTTATGCGATAGAAAATGATTTGGAATTTTTCTCTGATAATCAAATACCAGCAGGTGTCCTTTCATTAGAGGGATCAAATACAGAAGAAATAAAGGCATTCAGAGATCAATGGAAAGAACAACAAAGGGTTAAAGATACAGATGGGAACTGGAAAAAGAAAATGCATAATATTCCTATAGTAGGAAAAGCTCCAAAGTTTGAATCTATTCAATTTACAAGTCAAGAGATAGAATTAATAGAAAAGCAAAAGTGGTGGGCAAAGATGGTATGGGCATGCTTCGGAGTAACTGCAACAGAACTAGGTTATACTGAAGACTCAAAAGGAATGGCCAGTCAAATAGTACAATCTAATTCATTCAAGAAAAGAACAATATATCCATTACTAAGAATGGAAGAATATAAAATAAATCATGAATTAATTTCAGAATTTTATGAATCAGAAAAAAATAAAGCAATAACAAAAGCAATATTAAAAGGCATGCCTAAGTTAGAAGCTGAGAACTCAGTCAAAAAATTATCAGATGAAAAGAAACTTCCATATCAAGGCATTAAGTTTCAATTTATGATTTTTGATGTAGATGAAGAAACTAAGAAAGCAAATCTTTTCAAGATACAATTAGATTCAGGAACTAGAACAATTAATGAAATAAGAAAGAAAGAAGGACTTGAAGAATTAGAATGGGGAAGTGATAATCCGGCAGATAAGTTTAATCAAGGATTAGGAAATAATAATTTTGGAAATCCAACTGGAAATGAGATTGGAAAGAAGAAAGAAGAAACTCAATCTCCAGGAAGAACAGATCAGAAAGCATTAACAACAGATAGTCCTTTAATCTTACAAGAGAATGAAAGAATGTCATCAGACAAATTAGAAAGAAGTATAGTTTATTTATTAGACAGCAATGAAAAGAAAATAAAAGAACTAATCGAGAAGGAAATAGGCAGAAACACATTAAAAGAAATTAAATCACTTGATCAGTTAGTTAAGGTTATAAAAGAATTAATTATCTTTCCAGGATTAAAAGGTATCAGTGATGCAGTTATCAGACAATCATTTATGAACGGATGGGAAGATGTAGAAAAACAACTTGATAAGAATTTTTTAGTTAATAAGGATGCAATAACATTTTTACAAGATTATACATTTGAAAACATAAAAGACTTAACAACAGAACTAACAAGTGATATTAGGGCAGAGCTAGAAAGAGGAATGATTGCAGGGGAAGGGATAGAAAAATTAAAGGACAGAATTAATACAGTTTTTAAGAAAGGAAAGAATCGGGCCGAGATGATTTCTAGAACAGAAACAAATAGGGCAGAAAACAATGGAAAGTTACAAGCATTTAAATCAAGTGGAGAAAGATATCAAAAGAAATGGGTATCCAAGATAGATGACAGAACTTCAGATATATGTAGACATTTAGATGGGAAAGTAGTTGAAATGAATGAGAATTTTAAAGATGGGAAATTTGAAGGGCCATGTCCTCCGGCACATGTTGACTGCAGAAGTTCGATAGTTTTTGAAAAAATTAATGAGTAATAGTTAATCGGTTAATTCATAATCCTTAAATATACTTAAAAAGTAAATAGTTCATGGAAAATCAATTCATATTCACAAGACCTTTAACTTATGAATTGAAAGATAACGGAGATTTGATTATCTCCCTCGATATTTCTACAACAGAACCAGATTTGGTTAATGATATTGTAACATTAAATTTCTTAAAATCAATGCAAGGCCAGATATTATCTCAAAATAAGAAATTAGACATTGAACATGAAGCATTCAGAGGTAAAACTGTGGAAGAAAAAGAGATTAATAAAACAAAGATACCTGCTGGAAGAATGTTTGAACCTACAATATTAGAATACAAAAATGAAAAGAATGAAACACATCATTCATTAAACATTAAGGGAATTATTAATAAATTTAGATCAGATTATGAGAGTATAAAGGGGAATATTCTGGAGAAATTTCTTGATGCAGGAAGCATAGCTTTTATACCAACAAAGTATCGAAAGGAAGAAAAGAGTGGGGTTGTTTATAGGTATTTAGATGACGGAATCTTGCTTAATACAGCCTTAACTGGAAACCCGATAAATACCTCTGCGCAAATGAGGGCAATTATTTCTAAATCAATTGATTCATTAGAAGAATATCAAAAAGCAAAGGGAGAAGACCCATCAATTGAAAACATGCTTGAAGTTAAATCAAAAGAATCAGACAAATTAAAAGAAGAACATGCTGGGGAAAAAGTTGAAGATGAAAATTTAACTGACGATGAGAAGAAAAAGAAAGAAGAGGAAATGAAGAAAAAACAATGCAAAGATCATATTCACATAAGTGATAGTACAATTAAATTACAGGAGGTTAAAGATATGGTAGAGGATAAAACAGTAGAGAATGCTATTGTTAAGGAAGAAATAAAAGCAGAAGTAGAAGTTGAAGATAAAAGTCTTGAACTAAAAGCAACTGTAGAAAAATTGAGTAAAGAGAATGCTGAACAAAAATCTGAAATTGAGAACTTAAAATCACAATATGCAGAATTAAATGCAGCAGTTTCAAAACCAGTTATGAAGAGTAAACCTGAAACAAAAGCTAAGAACTTTACTGAAGAGAAATCTTATCCTTTGGACTTAATAGCTTAAAAATGGGAGAATTAGAAGGCACAGGCACATCTGATATTAGATATGAAAATGTCAATGACAGAAGCGCATATGCATACTCATTCGGAGCTTTGAAGGACAGAACTAGATATGTTGATGCATGGAAAAACTTTGATGCCAGAGAAAGTTTGAATGAAAGACTTCAAATAGGTATTAAAGCATTGACCACAACAGCAGGTGGAGCAGGAACAGCAGGATACGCATTAGTTCCAATCTACGTAGATCCAAGAGTAGTTGATACAACTAGAAAAGAGACACCTTTGGTGGAACTTATTCCAAGAGTAACAAATCAAGGATTAACAGCTGATTATAACATAATCACCGCAAAAGGTGGAGCTTATACAGCTTACGAAGATGCAGCATTACCTGAAACAAATGACACAGAAGACAGAGCAAGTACCGCAATAAAGTTCTTGTACGCTGTTGGAAGAGTTACTGGACCAATGAATGCAGCAATGCCAAGTTACATGTTAGAAGGTTTCCAACCAAACGGTGGAGGCTTAGGAACAAGTACATTTAGCAACCAATCAGTTCCAAATGCAAAGCAGTTCGAAGTGCTTATGAAGGCCAGGGAATTAAGAGAGCTTGAAGAAAATCTCATTATCAATGGAGACGCAACCACAGATGCAACACAATTCTCAGGAATTGTAAAGTTACAAGGAACAACAAACGTTGTAGATCTTAATGGAGCTAAAATTACATATGATGATATTGAAACAGCAGTAAGATATGCAGTAGATGATGGTGGAAGACCAAAATTAGCTGTAGCATCAAGTGCAGTAGTTCAGGACATCAGAAAGATAATTATAGATACATACAGATTCAGCCCTAGTGACATTGCAGGAGGAAGTTTGCCATTTGGAATTAGTGCTAGTATTGTGTTACACACAATAGCAGGACCAATCCCAGTAATATTCAGTAGATTTTTATCAAATACATCTGGAGCAAAACAGATTTATTTTTTAGATACAGACTGGATTGAAATGAGAGTTTTACTAGATATGACATACCAAGAGATGGCCATCACAAACGATTCACAAAAGTTTATGTTGAAAATCTATGAA